TACTGGATAGTCAGGGGCGTGTTGTGCGTACTTGGGCTGACATCCTTAACCAAGCTAACCTTGGATTTGAAGTCATGCACGAGCGTAATGCACACAACTTTCCGCTAGACCTCGCTGCTGCAGACGTAACTCCTGTTGCTCTTACTGCACCTGCTGTAGGCTAATCTCCGTCCGTTCATCCCCACAAGGGACGCATGAAGCTTGATCATGGAACGGGGGTCAAGCACTTGGAGATTAACTATGACTACTCAAGTCACCTACAAGTATCGCGGCGTTTCTTACACTAAAAAGGTAGTCCGTTAAAGCGGCATTGGGAGGTGCAAACCCTCCCTTACCTATTGGCATTGGCCTCTACGGAGATACCCTTTGCCGTCTAGACGGTGGGATAGACCACACAATATGCAACAAAAATTTTTCCAAACGTTTGGGAGCAAGTAACTTTAACTTTTCTCCTTTTTACAAATGGCTTATCCTGGATCATTCCAGTCCACTGATGCCCCTGCAAATCTTACTGAGCTGGGTGCATCTAATTTTGGGACGGATCAACGCGCCCTTTATCTCAAGCTTTTCAGCGGCGAGATGTTCAAGGGTTTCCAACAGAATACGATCGCTCGTGACCTTGTGATGAAGCGGACTCTCCGTAACGGAAAGTCTATGCAGTTCATCTACACCGGTCGCACCGGTGCTGAGTACCACACGCCTGGTAACAGCATCCTGGGTAACGACAACCAGGCACCTCCGGTGGCTGAGAAGACCATCACCGTTGACGACCTGCTGATCAGCTCGGCATTCGTCTACGAATTGGATGAGGTTCTCGCCCATTACGACCTGCGTAGTGAGATCTCCCGTAAGATTGGTTATGCTCTTGCTGAGAAGTATGACCGTCTGATCTTCCGTGCTATCACCAATGGTGCTCGTAGCCAAAGTCCTGTGACTGCTACTGACTACGAAGAGCCGGGTGGTACTCAGATCCGCGTTGGTTCTAACGCTGAACTGAGCGACGCTTATGATGACGCTGCTCTGGTTGACGCCTTCTACAACGCTGCTGCTGCTCTTGACGAAAAGGGTGTCAGCTCTGAAGGTCGTGTTGCAGTTCTTACCCCTCGTCAGTACTATGAACTGATCCGTGGTATTAACTCCAACGTTCTGATCAACCGTGACGTGCAGGGTGATGCGCTGCAGTCCGGTAAGGGTATCATGTCCATTGCTGGTATCGAGATCTTCAAGTCTACCAACATTCCTTTCTTCGGCAACTACGGTACCAAGTTCGGTACCACCGGTGGTACTACTGATACCAACGTGGCTTCTCCTCAGCGTACCGGTGATTTCATCGACACCGCTATGGAGTCTGCCGATAAGGTTGCTGCTGGTTCCTACGGTCCTCAGAACGAGTACGGTGCTTCCACCGAATTCGCTAACAGCTGTGGCCTGATCTTCCAGCGCGAAGCTGCTGGCTGTGTTGAAGCTATCGGTCCTCAGGTCCAAGTGACCAGTGGCGACACCTCCATCCTGTATCAGGGTGACGTGATCGTCGGTCGCCTGGCTATGGGTGCTGACTACCTGAACCCCTCCGCCTGTGTGGAGCTGTTCGCTGGTACTGGCACTGCGCCTTCGGCTTTCGCCTGATCTTTATTTCTGGTTATTACTGGGGGAGCTTCGGCTCCCCTTTTTTTTATTCATTGACAGGTACCTATGGCCTTTCCTACTTATGCTGTGTCCACCGAACTGGATGCTGTAAATCAAATACTTAGCTCAGTGGGACAGGCTCCTGTCACCACATTAGATCTACAGAACCCTGAAGTATCTATTGTACTCAACACCCTCCGGGAAGTTAATCGACAAGTCCAAGCCGAAGGCTGGGTCTTTAACACGGAACGTCATTATGAGATGACTCCCGATTCCTCGACTAATCAAATTACCTATCCATCTAACATGCTACAGATGGATTCTAACCGAGATCAACATAGAGATAAGTTTGACGTAGTTAAACGCGGTAATAAACTCTATGACCGTTACAACCATACTTACACGTTTACTGGTCCTATCCAAGCAGACGTTGTGTGGTATTTTAACTTTACTGATATTCCTGCTGCTATTCAGGTTTACATTACTGCACGAGCTGCTCGGATGTGTGCTACCAAAATGGTAGGAGACAAAGAGTTGAATGCTTTGTTGCAAGAACAAGAACTCCAAACCCGAGCTGCTGCTCTTGAGTACGATTGTAATCAAGGTGACTACTCTATGTTTGGATTCCAAGATGGTAAAAATTATTACAATAGCTACCAACCTTTCCAAGCATTGATGCGATGAGTACTGTAACCCAAAGGATTCCCAACTTCCTCCTAGGCATTTCACAACAGCCTGATAACCGTAAGTTTCCTGGACAACTTAACGATTCTGTGAATGCCTTCCCAGACTATGCTCTTGGTCTTCTCAAGCGCCCAGGTGGTAAATATGTATCTGATCTTTATGGTGCCACCGCTGATGGTAAGTGGTTTTCAATCCTTAGGGATGCAGGTGAAAAATATGTCGCACAATATGATGACAATCAATTCCGTATTTGGAGTTTGTCCGACGGCTCACCACGAGCTGTTGACATGGGTGACGATGTAGTTTTTGCTGGTGCTTGCGATGTAGATGATTTACGCACCACTGCTGCTACTTACAAATCTGCAGTTGAGCTTACGGCTACTAGGTTAGCTGAACTTCACACCGAACAAGCTGACTATGCGGAAGTTCTTGCTGGTCAAGAGGAGACAAAAGTAGCTTTGTTTGAAGTACAGTATGAGTACGACAAACCCGGTGAGATTGAGCAAACAGTTAAATCAGGTATTCTAAAAAATGCCAATGATGTCTACATTGTCAAGAACAATAACACTGTTGTAAGTTCTACCACTACGTTGCCTTCTGGCTACGCTCTTGGTACTGAGTTTACAGATGAGTACCCGTTGATTGCAGCTGAAGGCTACCGTGTCTACCAAGCTATACAGACTGTAGCAGCTACCCATGATGCTACCGATCTAAGTAACGCTGAGACCGCAATGAACACGGCTCAGACTAACTACGACAACGCTGTTACTGCAGAGACTACTGCAAGAGATAACTATCAAGATGAGGTAGATCTTTGTGTTGTTAGTTCTATTAACTCTGACGGCTACCTAAATGGTGCTACTGCAGATGACATTGAAGTCCTGACTCTTAATGACTACACCTTTGTTCTTAACAAAGACAAGACTGTAGCGATGAAGAGCACCACTACCACTGCTAAACCTAACGAAGCTTTCTACGTTGTTAAGGTTGTTGGTGCTGGTCATTATCGTATCTTCCTTGACGGCACTGAACGTGGAACACATAACGCTGGTGCTTCTGCTGACGTTGATAGTATCCTTGACGATTTGGTCGGTGATATTAACGGGCAAACCTTCGGAGGAACAACCTTTAGTGCTACTAAGGTTGGTCCAGGTATCTATATTAGTGCTGATGCTGCTTTCACTATTTCAGTTGTAGGCGGTCCTTCGGAAGATTCCGTTTCGGTTTTCCAAGACTCAGTGCCGACTGTTGCTGACCTACCTTTGCAGTGTAGAGACGGTTACAATGTACGCATTGTCAACAGCGTTGATATTGACGTTGACGATATGTATGTGCAGTTTGCAACTGATGGTTCGACTACATACGGTCCTGGCGTTTGGGAAGAATCGACAGCACCTGGAATTACGTTTGAGCTAGATGAGCAAACCCTGCCTCACCAGATTGTCCGTAACGCTAACGGATCATTTACTTATGGTCCTATTACTTGGGCAGACCGTGAGATCGGTGATTTGGAAACTAACCCTGATCCTAGCTTTGTTGGAGCTAAGATCAATAACCTATTCTTCTATCGTAACCGGCTAGGCTTCCTGTCTAACGAGTCTGTTATCCTCAGTAAAGCTGGTGATTATTTTAACTTCTTTGCTACTACTGCTCTGACGGTTACCGACGATGACCCTATTGATGTCAGTGCTTCGTCGATTAAACCTGTTAACTTGAGGTATGTCAAACCGACTAACGTTGGTCTTGTGTTGTTTAGCGACACCCAACAATTCCTGATTGCTGGTAACGAAGATATTCTTAGCCCTGAGACAGTTAAGATTACAGAGCTATCAAGTTATGAGTGTGATCCTGATGTCGAAGCAGTTGCCCTAGGTACTACCTTAGCGTTTGTTTCTAAGACCCCTCTGTATACTAGATTGTTTGAACTTGCTAACATTAGCGGTACTCAACCACCGTTTATGTATGATCAGACACAAATTGTACCAGAACTTGTACCTGAAACTATTGATTCGATGATTGCTTCATCGGGTTTGTCAATCGTATCTTTGGGTACTGTAGGCAATAAGACGGTGTATCAGTTCCGGTACTCCCAACAAGGTGATCAACGAGCTGTTAGTACTTGGTATAAATGGGATTTGACCGGCACTTTGCTGGATCAATTCTTTGATGCCAACAGTTATTACGCTGTTGTAGCTAACGGTACTAACGTTGTTATCCAGTCTTATGACCTTACACAGGCTAGTGAGGAGGGTTTCTTGACTCTTCCTACTGGAGAAAAGACTGATGTTTGCCTAGATTTGTGGACTGTAAACCCTTATCGGGTGTATGATCCTGATGATGATGATTCCGATGTTACTAGGGTGTTCTTACCGTATGAGGAAGTCTCTGGAGGTACGCTTGCTGTAGTGATCCTAGGCGGCTATATAGACGACGATATTGCTGTTACCAGTGCATCGGTAGGCGCAGTGCTTTACCCCACCGTAGTGGACGACGCAGGGGGCGATTACGTTGATA